AATATACGACGATCAGGACTACGAGAAATTCTATGAATTAACATAGCATCTTCCATTAACACGTATTGTTTAAATATACGACGAGCGGGCTCCAAATATGAACGACCATAAGGAAGATAGTTAACATCAGTTAACAATCTAAAGTGAGCCATTTCATAATTATCAAAGAAAATACCTGGTTGGTTATCTTGGTATTGACCTAATACTGGGGTACCATAATAACCTGAACCACCAGCATAGATACCCTCTGGTGAGTATCTAAATCTTACAGCATTTGGATGTTCTTTGTCATAATTTTCTTGTCTTTCAATATGGAAAGCAGTATATGGAATAACATTATAAACACCATATTTTTCAGCAATTTCTAATTTAAGAAAAAAGTCACCATACTTACACATTTGGCGAATCCAAGACCATAAATTAAACTCAATATTTAATACATCATAAAATAAGTTGTAAAGAATTTGTTGAATATCTTCATCACTTGATTTAATATGTAATACTTCACCCAAATCATTTTTTAAAGTAGATTCATCAGAAATAATATCAAGAGCAGAAGCTACAATAGCATCATAATCCATATTATCATAGTCTGAATAGACCATGGTTCTAAGGTATTGCCAGTTAACATTAATTTGTGAACCTAAAAGAGATGTTGATGCTGGAGAGTATAAACGATTATATCTATCCATTAAAGAATTAGTAGCTATATCTCCTGAACGTTGAATTGAATCAACATCCATTACTTTTAATTCGTTGCCACCCTGATTACGGATGATAACGTCTGTTGAAAACAGTCGTTGTAATCGGGTGAATAAACTTTTATCTGCCATTTTTTAGTTTTTTATATATTATAAATATTATAACAACCATTTAATGTCCTCTTGTCCATGATCTGTTTGAACACTATAAGGATTTTTTATTTGATTGCTATTATATCCGCCAAGGTAATTAGTTTTACTCATATTTCCAAGTGTAGCACGAGTCATATCGTGAGACATTTGTTGAAATTTTAAAGAAGTATCTCTTAAAAACATTCCAATACCAAAACTCATTACTAAGTCATCATTGTAACCAGTTTGAGCTTCAGGTCTACCGTTTTTCCAAACAAATACTTTCATTTCTTCTAATAATCGTTTTGAACGTATTGTTACAGAACGATCACCAACATATTCTCTAAATTTGTTTACTACTAATGGTCTTGTTCTTAAAGACATTGTAAAACCAGGAGTCATATCAGAACTACCTTCAAATACTCTTAAATATGATTCGGCTGTTAATTGATCTGATTTTGGTGAGTGGTATAAGTTACGATAACCTCTTTCAATAATAGCATCCAATGTTGCCCAACCAACAGAGGCATTTTCAACTACTAACATTGCATTGTTATACTCAGAAGCTAAACCTACTAAAAAATAACCATATTCTTTAGGAGGTAATTGTCCTCTATATTCAGCAACTTGTGTATTAGTTGCTATATCAATAACATGACACGCTGAAGAGTCTTTACCATCACCTCTAGCTACGTCAGCCATTATCATATATTCACGTGTATAATCAGCTGGTTCCCATATCCATAGATTTTGGTCAGCACCTCTTCGTTCTACAGGATCTTTAATGGTTGTTTCTTTAATAAAATCAACCCATTCTGGATAAAATACAACATCACCTGATGTGCTAAAATCACAGTCACATTCTTGTGCTGCTAATCTAGGATCACCTAATAATTCATCTTGTCTTTTTCTCCATGCTTCATCTCGTTCAGGATGAACATACCAAGGTAATTTAATAGGTAAGAAGTCATTATCTTGAGATTCTGCTGAAACCCAAGTCTTATGGAACCAGTTACCTGTACCATAAGGTGTTGATAATACAATTGCACCACCACCAGTTGCTAAGGTTTGTTGAGCTGAAGCCCATATATGATCTATTTGTTCAATAAAAGCGGCCTCATCGACTATTAGTAAAGATACTGCTTCTGAACGACCAGCATCTGAATTTGCAGAGGTTGCTTTAATTTGTGAACCATTACTTAATCGCAGTGATAATTTATTATTTTCCTCAGCATTTATTTTTAACCAAGAAGGTAAATTATCAAACATAAACTTAACTTTCGTAACCATGTTACGAGCAGTTTCCTGTTTGGTTGCAATACAAAGTACGTTTTTGTCTTTGTGAAATAACATTAACCATAAAGAATAACCAGCGGCTAATGTTGATATACCTAATTGACGAGATTTTAATACAATTGAGTATGGATTATCTCTAAATAAACGTAATGTTTTTTCTTGAAAAGGATATAAATTAAATATTACTCTACCACGTTGGGGGTGTTGAATATGGCAATATTTTTTCATAAAGTGAGCTGGATCTTGGGCACACTTTAGATATTCTTCTCTAATTATCTGTTTTAAATCTTGACTCATAACGCCAAAGATAAAATTAAGCTTATAGTACTAAGTACAAAAGCTGCCATAACTCCTTTTAATTTACCTTTTAAATTATTTATTTTTTTATCTTTTTCTTCAATAATACCATCTTTAGCTTTAACAACTCCTTTATAATCTTCTACTTTTTTATCTAATATTACACGAGTAGAGTCACAAACTTTAATAATACTATCTTGTCTTAAGATAATAGTATCCATGTGTTTAATAGAATCACGAGTTAAACCTAATTCTAATTTTAAGTTATCTCTATCTGCTTTTACTAAAAGAGCATTTTTTAATGCTTTAATAGGAACAATTACTGAATCATTCGAAAGCTTTTGAGAACTCGCTGATGACATCATCATCAGACATATCATTAATGCGATTACGTTCTTTATCATATTTTTTTCTATATTGTTCAGCTTTTTTAGCAAGTTCTGCCAATTTAGCTTTATCTGAAATTAAAAGAGAATCTAGTATTTCTCGAGTTGAATCTAAAGATGCTATTTTTGTATCTTTTTTTCCAATTTCAAGATTAAGAGAATCAATTGTATGTTTATATTGTTCTTCTTTAGCTGAAGAGTAATTTTGTTTATAAACAAATAACTGGTAAGTAATTAAACCTACCAGTCCTATTACAACTATTGCCAATAATATTTTTTTCATGTTATCCAACTAAATCACCAGTATCAATTTGAACGTCTCTTTCTTTAAACGCTTTAACTAATTCTGGTTTTTTAATAAATTGTTTTAAAGCTGCCATTTTTTTAGTACGCTCTTCTCCTTTTTCCATATCTTTAATTTTTTTAACTAAAGTTTTAAGTTTAGCTTTAAAATCTTCAAAATCAGATTGAGGTATTTTAAATTTAGAAGGAGCACCTTTTACTTTTTCTTTTTCAAGTTCGGATTTGGTAGGTTCTCTATCTTCATCTTCTGATTCATTAGTAGGAACAACTATTGCTGTTCCTGGTTTTGTTGTTTTTAAAGTTGTAAGAGCACCAGCTTTAGCATCAGAAGGAATTTTTGGATTCTTTTTAATAGAATCTTCTTCACTTGTACCTGAAGAGGCAATAACTGTTATTGGTTCTCCTTCAGATAAAATTTCGTATATATTATCTTTAATTTGTTTCTTTAATTCAGATAGTTTCATTTTAAGATTTTGTTATAAATATTACAAAGAAAGTGCTTCTTTCATTTGATTAATACGATTTTCCGTACTTCCATTTAACACATGAAGATTTTTAATCTTCCATTTATTTCTTTCAATAGTTAACTGAATAATACTATCAATTATTTCTCTATATTTTAAATCTGTTTCACGAACTCCATTATCTTCCATTTCAACACCATCCGGAGATACATAAAATATATAATCATATTCTGGTACTAATTTAGCTGCTAAATCACAAAATGCTTCTGCATCATAATAATCAATAGATTTAGCTACTTTAGTAAATGCCATTACATCAATAATAGTTCTATCAGTAATTATATTTTCATGTAATAATTCAGCAGTACGTTCTGCTAAAAACATAATTTGACCTTTTAATGTTGAATCAGTATTTAATGGAATACCTAAGTCACGTAAATACTTAGAACGTTCAGTTGCAAAATTATAATCTGTAAATTCAGATAATTCCTTTAAAGCATTTACTAATGTAGTTTTACCTACACTCATTGTTCCACATAATCCTATTTTCATATTAATTTCTATTTTGACCTGCTTGACCCATTGCTGTTTTATACCAAGGCAAACCTTCACGATTACGTCTTGCTTCTTTCCAGTTTTCTTCAGTATATTGAATACCATGAATATAATATTCACGTTTACGATTATCACCCTCAGGAATTAAAGCAGGACCTTCCCAATTATGTAATTTACCTTCCCAAACATAAGCAACAGTACCATCTGCTTTGGTTAGTTTTTTACTTGATTTAAATTTAGTGCTCATAACTGTAATATAATATTCTTTTTTTAATTTTCCAAATTTTACCAATGAATTATATCACCAACATGATTATCCCATTCATCTTCAATAGGAGTAATTAATTTGGTTACTGATAAAATACCCTGTGCTCCTGAAACTGTAATACCACGAGCAGATAAAGCATCACCTACAAAATGAACATCTGGATAGTCCATTAATGCTAGATCACTATGATAAACTAATGGTTCAGGTGAAAGATATTTTACCTCAGGAACATAAACACCCCAATCATCTTGAAGTGTTGGAAATACTTTTTTCATATCCTCAATAAAATCCTCTATATAATTCCAATACTCACCCATTCCCTGTTTTACTATATCTAATTGTTCAATTTGAATAGTAGTAACTTTATTACCTTCAGATGTTAATGATGGTTTACGAGATGGACTATAATACAAACCTGTTCCAGCAAACTGTAATTCATTTACTACTTTACGAGACCATTCAAATGGATTTTCAATACCATTGATTTCCATCAATATACCAAAGTTAGTCATTCCATTTAGATATTTAGGATCTTTTTTAGCATGACCATTGTAACTATGATTACCATAAGTTTCTTCTACAGCAACATAAGCAGCATTATTATTTGTACAGAATGAACGTAATGAAACACCTTTATCTTCAAATTTACGATACAATTTAAAATCATAACTAATATCGATTAATTTTTGGAAGTGTTTTTGTGGTGCTTCAAATCTAACTCCAATTTGTACTGATTTAGGTTCAGTTTCTAATTGATATTCATCTTGAATG